ACACTCGACGACGGGAGCAGAGACGGCGGGAAAGGCAGCAGCAGAATGCCGAGGCGACGACAGAGTAGTTTCACGAGGTTTCGCAAGACGCTGGTGAAGCGATTTGCGAAAGCCCGTAGACAAGCGGCAAGAAGCGGCAAACGGCTGCAACGAACGGCACAGAGAACACAGCGAAGATTGACAAGCCGAGCAAAACGCAAGGCGGCAACGACATCCAGACGACTGAGGCGGGCAACCGCCAAAGCCGTCAAGCAGGCAAGCAGAACACGGAAGAGCCTGACACGGACTGCGAAGGCAGCCGGCAGGCAATTGAGGAAGTGGAACCGGCAACGGAAGGCACGGCGAAGGGAGATCGAAAGGCAGCGGAGATCAGCCGCGAGGATTCAGAAGCGTGAGTTTGGCCGGTTGGTGTTGGTCGGCAGTCAACTGCCGGAGGAATTCGAAAAAGGTGTGCGGGCGACCGATCCGGGGGCAAGCCGTCCCGGTGAACCACCCCGAATGAGATCAGGCAAGGGCCGACAGTCAATCACAATCGAAATCAGGATGAAAGGACGAAAACCGGAAGGCCGAGTGTACGTGGACAAAAAGGTCGCGCCATATATGGCAATGTGGGAGTTTCGGCAGGACGGAAAACAGCGACCATTTTTGAAGCCGAGCGTGATGAACCACTTGAGTGAATACGGGCAGACGGTTGTTCAGGAAGTGAAGAAAACAGCCACAGGACCGAGGCAGAAGGCACGAGTGAGATAATGGCGGAGACGGGCATTGACAGACTGGTGGGCGAATGGTGGGCGCAGACACCGACGTTGTCCGCGTTGGTGCCAGTCAATCGAGTTGTGGCCAGTGTCGATGAATTCAGCGAGACGGAACAGCAGGACGCGGACGCGGACGACTATTTTGACGATGCGGTGGTGTTCACGATTGCGACAGAACCGGCATGGAGAACCAACAGCCAACGCGGGTATCGGTCGACCCTGACGCTGTCCTGTTTGTCAATCAATTACGACGCGGGGAAATCCATCGCGCAGGAGGTCGTGAGCCAATGGGCAGACAAAGGATTCACGGGCACCGCTGCAAAGGTTATTCAGGCGAGGCCGACGGGACAAATGACGACGGAACAGGACACGCAAACGGGCGTCTGGGACACACAGATTCAGTTCGAGTTAATGCACACCGGAGTTTGACAGATGGCAGACGTTTCGGTCACAGCAGCCAGTGTGGTCAAGACCACCACGACCGTATTTGCAATCGGTGTGGCCGGTGGCACTGTGACTGCTGGGCAACCCGTTTATCAAGACACAGCGGCGAGCAATAAACTGAAGCCGGCAGATGCTGACGTGTTGGCGTCAAGCAAGGTGGCGGGAATTGCTTTGCATGGTGCGAGCGATGGCCAGCCACTGCAGTATGCGACCGGTGGCAACCTGACGTTCAACTCTGCGTTCACGGTTGGGCAGGTATACGTAGCGAGCACGACCGCCGGCGGCATTGCACCGTACAGCGATCTGGCATCCGGCGACTTCGTCACGATTCTGGGCGTGGCAACCACCGCCACAAATCTGAAAATTGGTATTCTCTACTCCGCAATCGCCAAGCCTTGAAGGATAAACAGCAATGGCAGCAGGCACAGTGTTCAGTGGTAAGGACATGACTTTCAAGACTGGCAGCCCGGCAGCAGAAGAGGTGCACTCCGGACGCTGGGAAATCACGCTGACATCCAACAGCGGAAAGTACGCCAGCAACAGCACCAGCGGCTGGCGGAAGTCGGTGAAAGGCACGAAAGAATGGAGCGGGACAGTTCGCATCATGCTTCACGATGGCGAGTCCATGCCATTCGTGTTGAATGATGAAGTGGCAGCCCAGTTTCACGCTGATTCCGATGATTACATCAGCGGTTCAATTCTGATCACCGAAGTCGGGCCGATCACACTGGACGCTGACAGCGGCGACCCGGTGGCGATTGACTACAAATTTTCTGGACAGGGTGCGCCAGCAGCGAGCGGCACCGCGTTTGGCGTTGTCTGATTTTAAGGAGTTGCGACCGTGGCGGACGGTTTATTCAACCTCTGCAGTCGGCGGACTGTGGAGTTGACGAAAGACGGCAAAACGTATCGGCTGGCATTTCGCACGCTGGCCGATTACGCACTGAAAGAGGCTGCGATTGTCCAGACGACCGGCAGCCCGTACAGCGGGCTGGAGTCGATTGCGGACAGTCGTGTGCGATCTGAGGCGTTTAAGATTGCGGCGGACATTGCGGCACGTCCATTGATTGCAACAATGGAGGATGAGGAACGGTTTGACCGTTCGTTTCGCGGTCTGGCGTGGTCAGTCTGGCGGGCCTTGTGTGTCAATCATCCGGATGAATTCCCGCCGAATGTCAGCAACACGCAAGGCATTCAGTTGGGGTGCGACTTCATCGCATGGTTTGGTGACGTGCGGAAAATCGTTGAAGCCGTCCACAAGGTCGAACAGAAAGACGCACTGGGAAACTGAAACCGCCTGGGCAACCAGGCGCACCGATGCAGACGCGGCGAACCGTCCCGTGGGCTACGGTGTTCCGTGGGTTGTGCGAAAAGTACCATTGGACACCGGACACCGTTGCAAGTCTGACCATGTATCAGGCGTTGATTTATCTGGGCTACTGGGCACCTGAGGACATCTTTCAACAGAAAACAGTCTGATGGCAATCACGATTCAGGAAGCACAGGTGATATTCTCCGCGGACGGCATGAAAGCCGTTCAAACGGAAGCCGGCAAGGCCGCAACAGCCATGCAGTCAATTGCCAGCAAGGCAGGTGCGGCTGGCAATGCACTGTCTGGCCTTCGGGGTGCGTTCAGCGGGTTAGGCGGAATACTGGCCACGATTGGAGCGACGACCGGGGCCGTCAAGATGCTGCAGCTATCCGCAGACGCGGAGACCACAGCGATTTCGTTTGAGGTGCTTCTGGGATCTGTCAGCAAGGCCAAAAAGACTTTGGAGGATTTGCGAGCACTCGACAAGAAAACCGTGTTCGGTTTGCCGGATTTGGCCAGAGCACAAAAGTTGATGCTGAATTTCGGCATGGGGTCCGAGGAAGCATTCACGACGTTGACGCAATTGACGGAGGTAGCGCAAGGCAACAGCGAGCAGTTAATGCTATTGGCGCGTGGCATGGCACAGGTGAAGGCGGCTGGCCGTCTGATGGGGCAGGAGTCGAATCAGCTGATCAACAGCGGATTCAGTCCGTTGTTTGAAATCAGCAAAATGACAGGCCGAAGCATGGCGGACCTGAAAAAGGACATGGAGAACGGATTGATTTCGTTCGATATGGTCGCGAAGGCGTTGGAGGCATTGACGACAGGCAGCGGACGGCTGGCCGGCATGAATGACCGACTGGCCGCGACAACAGCCGGCGCGTACGCAAAATTCAAAACAAACGTCGAGATGACAGCCATAGCAATCGGTTCGGCATTGTTGCCAGAACTGAATGCGATGCTGGACGCAGTGAACGGCACGTCAGAGAGTTTTAACGGCGTTGGGGCTGGGGCATCGTTGTTTGTGGCGAACGCAAAGGCAATGTTTCAATCATTGCAGGACAATCTGGCAGACTTCGCAATCGTGGCCACCGTGGCATTGCAGCAAGTGCCAAACACACTGCAACTGATGTTCCAAGACGTGAAAACGTGGATTGGTCAATTGATCGAATACGCGGCATCTGCTGGAGTATCCATTGCAAGCCGTCTTAGCCCGTCAGTATTGATGGGCAACGCCGAAGCCGTCCCAATGCCCACACTGGAGTTTGCGGCAAGCCAGAGTCGGGGTAGTGCGATTGAGGCAGTGTTTGGTGAGTTGGAGCTTGCCCGTCGAATGCGAATTGAATCGCGACAGGAAGCCGGGCGAAAGGATCTGGAAAAGCGGTCAAGACTGGAAGCCATGCAGCAGGACCGCGGGCAGGCACCGCCAACTGAATTTGTGGCTGACGTTGCAGCGACTGCAGCCGTGCAGGCCGTGGCAGAATCGCAGATCCAGCGCGGCGGAGCGAATGAGATGTTTCGCAGCCTGCAGGACAGGCTGGCGAAACAGGGCGAAACCGACAAAATAGCGCGTGAACAGTTGGCTGTTCAAAAGGCGGCGGTTGAAGTCAATAAACAGATTCTGGGCGCGGTGTCTGGTGGTCTTTCTGGTGTTGCAATCTTAGGGTGACAGAATGCCGTATCCAGCATTTCAAGAGCATGAGGACAGCCCGAAGGAGTCTGGTGACCGATCCGGCAAATACACGTTCACGCGCATATTTTTGACCGCGTGGAACGATCGTTTCGACTTCATCGCGGAACATTACAGATCCGGGCCGTATGGTTTGCCGGCATCCTATTCGCCACAGTGGGCGGGGATTCTGGCCGACACGTTTGAAATTTCGCGAATCAGCAATCTGCCTTCGGGTTCGGTGTCAGATCCAAACTATGACATCATCACGCACGACGGCACGCTGGCCGTTATCACGATCACCTACACGCCAATTGAGGCGGCTGAGCGGGAAGCTGGAGATCCGGAGAATCCGGAGGAGCCAACACCGCTACCAGTTGGCACATGGTGCACGTACACACAGCGGAGCAACGTTGAATTCCGCAGCGTTCCCGGACGCGGCTGCAAATGGCTGTCCGACAATGCCCTATTGCCGGCAGACATCAACCAGCAAGTTCCCGACTGCCTGACGAATCATCAGGTGACGTGGAATCAGGTGCGAACAGTCCCGTGGAAAACTCTCGGCAACATGAAAGGCACGGTGAATTCCGAAAAGTTTAGAATTCCCGGAAGTCCCCAAGTCTTTGCTCCAGAGACGTTATTGTTTGACGGCATGGAAGATGAAGTGACATTGACGACGGACGGGCAATTCACGACGCGGAAAATCACGCTGACCTTCATCGAGAAGGCACAGAAGGCGTTCACGTCATCCGCGCGAGGTGGAGCAGACAACACCGCAGCGATCATTTACGGATGGAACCATCAGTACCGACCAGACACATCCGACTATGACAAAGTTCTGTCTGCCGACAGTTCAGAAACCATGTTTCAGACGTACAATTTCAACACGCTGTGGACTTCGCAGGTATGACGCAGGCAGACCGCACACCGCCAGTGTTTGAGTCCGGGCAACGCCTGACAGCGGCGGCGTTGAATGCGTTGGCGCAGTCGGTTGCGAGGATTATTGACCGGATGCAGGGAACGCAGGTCATTCAGCCGCTGGACTTGTCCGGGAAACTGGCCGGCAATCTGGCGAAGGCCACAAGTTTCAGCACAACACCAGGGACTGCAACCGTCAACATCTGGGGCAAGGACACAAACGGCAACATGATTGACACGGGGCGAACAGAAACCGTGGTTAATAGAATGGAGCACATCGAGGGATTCACTGGCGACATCGTGTATTGCCGATGGATGGATGGCGAGTGGAGGCTGGTGAGTCTGGATTGCGGGGGCTGAGTTATGCTGATGGGCAGGTGTTGCAATTGCATCGGCGAGCGCAGACCAACGACAATCAAAGGGCTTGACACGAGCGACGGAACGACCGTTTGGGAATACGGGCATGGTTCGTTCTGGCGTGAGCACTATGGCACCGACGAAATCACCGGCATCGAAGCCGCTTTGACCGTGACGAAAAACAGGTTCGTTTTGGTTGCGCTGCAGAACATCGGCGCAGCGAATCCGTATGTCACCAGACCTGCCAGAACAGCCGGAGCACTGACGGCAAACTGCCGGGAGTCGATTGCACTTGTGAAACTGGACGCAACGGACGGCACTGTCATCGAGACGGCAACGATTGACGGACTGTTTCAGCAGGACGGAACAGACAACAGTTTCACGCTGATTACAGGGCCGGATTACTATTCCATGAGCATCCGGAACGCTGCGGCGTTATCCGGTGGGGATTACGTGATTCTGGGCAATCGTGCGGTGGCGATTGAATGGGTTGACTACACGACTGACACAGCCGACAAAGAGTACATTCTACACGCGCACATTCAGCAGGCCGGCAAGGTTTACATCCGGACGAAAACGAGTCTGGAGGTGATCGAACTGCAGTATAACGCAACAGCGGCAGACGTTGAGGCAGCGTTTGAGGCAACGGCAGACTGCACAGCAGCGACTGCAACCGGAGGGCCGTGGCCACACCGGAAAATTGAAATTAGCGTGACGTGGTCTGCATCGACTGGCGATATTGACGGCGTCAAGGTGGATCACCAATACGCTGTGACAGTTGGCGGCGGTGGTGGCACGTCAACGTGGGACTGGGTTTTGAGTCCGCCACCAACGGGAGATTACTGGGGCCTCAACACCGACAGCTGCACAGGTGGGGCCGTGGCAACAGCACCAGCGACACCGGGCAGTCCGGGAGACGTGGGGATTCCCGGCACGTGCGTTGGCGGTGGCGCAGGCTACACGGTGCAGCGTCCAACCTACGGGATTGCGGCACGATACGACACCGGAACCGGACTGATCACGAGCAGTGTTGGCTATGAATTCGGACTGCGAAACGGATCGGCACCGCCGAAACTGGTGGACAACACCGGCACTGTCCCCACAAGCAATTTTGCAGCGACAGCAGGAATCGACGACATCCGAGCAGGTGCCAGCAACCGCGTTGCCGTTCTGACAACAAACGGGCTGTACGTGGAGGGATGGGAGACAACAGGGCCGTGGTCATCTGTCTGGCAGAAATACAACAACGTTCAGAACATCAGCCTTTCAAACGTCGAGGGCGATAAGCAGCTGATTGAGTTCACGCGAGCGACATTCACCGCCGGAAGCCGGTGTATCGCGCAGGTGACGATTGCGGACGGCACAGCGACGGCGTCAGACTCTTCGGTGGTGAGCACAGGAAAAACACCGCGCGTGTATTATCACGAGGGCAGCAGTGCAAACTGGAGCGTGGCGAACTACCCGGCAACCACGACAGGATTCGGCGGTTCGTTCCAATACAATCTCGATGGTAGCAGAGTCTATGACGGCACAACACAATTGCACGGCGTCGTGGATTATCAATATCCACTACTGACAGATGCGGACGGATTCTATTCGGTCATCAATCCACAAACGGCAGGCGTGAGATTCACCGGGCCGTCAACGACACCGCCGATCATCAGCGGAACAAATGCCCGCGCGTATGTGTGGCGGTGGTATACGACGGACTGGGCGAAGCCAACACTGACGACGCAATTCAGGTTTCGATTTGCACGCACCGGGTTGACCACAAAAACAACGACGTGGCTGGATTGGGATGCAACAGCAACGCAAATTAAAACGGCACTGGACACCATATTCACGGCAAACACTGGCGGCGTAACAGACAACGTGGTCATGTATCCGCTTGGCGGTCCTGCATCAATCATCGGCAACACGGATTACGGATTGCTTGACGTGGGGTTGGTGATTCGTTTTGCGGGATTTGCGAACGCTGCAGGCAATGCCGAGGGGTACATCAATCCGAACTATTTGCTGACGAATTCCGTTACGATTGAATTTCAGAATTTCAGCCAATACTGCGCGGCGGGCATTGCGAGCCACAGCCGGACAACAGGCACAGTCAGGTGGACACGGACATGGGGCAGCAAAGGAGCGACCTCCTACACCGGGCCGGGAGCACTGTTCAAACCGTGGTTGCAGGCTGGGCTGGTGATTGTGCCTGGCGTCGTGGTCGATCCGGAATAGCCTGGCGGACAAAATGACCCCCGAAACCCCCGGAAACCCCGGGGGTTTTTATTTTCCAAAAATATTGAAGGAATGGGGTTGCACTTTCCGAAAATGAAAGTATGATATGGGTGTGGCAAGTGGAAACAACAAACGACAAACGAGGGGACGAACGATGAAAACGACAACGCAGTGGACAATGGCCGCAATCGAAAAACGCGAACAGATGCTGCGGGAATTGATGAGTGATCTGTGCAGCTTGGTAGAAGCTGGCG